CAATCAGAGAGGTGGAAGAATATGAAAAGAGCCAAAGATAAATACATGATCAACCGCACCAAATACAAAGACATCAAGAGATATGACCACAAGCAGATGGAGGACTTTCTGACAGACGTCTACAAGAACGGATACGCAGACGGAAAAGAATCCGTGCCCGGAGTGGAGCTTCAGGACGTGGAAAAAGCACTGCAGGATGTCAAGGGCATCGGGCCAGTCGTGTGGAATAGAATCCAGGAGCGCCTGGCGGAACTTTTCAGAAAGGAGAGCGCATGAAAGCATTGACAATATGGCAGCCATGGGCGCAGCTCTTGGCAACGGGAACAAAAAGCATCGAGACCAGAAGCTGGGGAACAAGGTATAGAGGGCCTATCTTGATTCATGCAGCAAAGGTAGACCATCAATACATAGTTTTACGATACCCACATGAATCATTTCAATATTTTGAGGAAGCAGAAGCCATTTACAAAGACTTCCCGCTCGGAGCGATCATCGGGCAGGCGAACCTTGCTGAGTGCATTCAGATGGATCAAGGCTACTGTGACCGGATGAAGGAACAGAATCCGGAAGAATATGCGTTTGGAAATTACGAGCCGGGAAGATATGCGTGGGTTATGAAGGATGCGGTGCTTTTCGACAAGCCGATACCGGTAAAAGGAAGACAAGGATTGTGGAACTGGGAGGATGACGCCAATGAGTAAAAGAGAGCCATTGAACCAGGAACCGCTCACCATTGAAGAACTGAAGACGATGGCCGGACTTCCGGTCTGGTGTCCAGACGAAGAAGCATACGGAATCGTGATGTGCGACAGCATAGGCCAATGGGCTGGAATCCCGTTCTTGCACGGAGTCTGGTATCATGACGGAATCGGCGTAGAATTCAACCATAACATCATCGGACGAAAGCTGAAATGCTACAGAGTCATCGATGAGAAGGAGGCAAGCAATGAGTAAAAGAGAACTGAAAAAGCAGCAGGAAAGAGCCACAAAGCACGGATGCGATGGAAGATGCTACTGGGAGACAGGAATGTGCCCGGCGGTCGAGGTCTGCGAGGAAACCAGAGCCGGAGAGTTCATGGCAACCGTGATCGGAGGCATCATGGTCCTTTTGATGATGGCAGTCCCGCCAATCCTGCTGGCCGGAGGCGCGATAGCACTGATCTGGGCGATCATTCAGACAGTTCTCGCGATTTAGAAGGAGGAAAGCAGATGGACATCACAAGAATTCACGAGTACACGGACATTTACATGGAAGCATACCTGCGAGCGCTTAACAAGACGCACAACGCAGACCTGGCGGTCCAGGTGGCCATGGGCGTAACGTTCGCAGTCACAAATACGCTGGAAGCGCAGAAGCCAAAGTCAGAACTGCAGACGCAGCCACAAGGAATTAATCCCGGCGCGCTCCTGGCGGCGATGTTTGCAAATGCAGCCAGGCAGCAGCACCGCGACGATACCGAAAACGAGAGTGATGACGATGAGTAAGCAGGAAAGATACAGCGAAATCCTTCTCCTGGAGAAAATGCTCCAGGAGGGGAGCATCGAGCATAGCCGGTGCGATCTATACGATGGATTTCAGATCACAGTCCCGCTGCCAGGACAGACGAAAGAGATTTCCATAATTGAACACGCGGGAAGTTATGGAAGTGTCATGAACCTGCTGGAGATATGGGCCGAGGGCGAAATAAAAGGATTTCTGTCAGCAGAACAGACGCTGCGGATCATTAAGAATATCAGAGGGAGAGAGTCCCCGAATTAACAGCATAAAAAGAACGAAAAGGAGAGAAATGCAATGCAGGAAATCAACGAAGAAATGGGGAACGATAGATCAGTATTAGAATGGATGCTCGGCCAGTACGTCCGAGCGAAGCGCCGAAAAAAACAGCTTGAGGTCCGGCTTCTTGAGATCAATGCCGAGCGTGACTCTCCGATCGGAGGCCAGGGATACGATCCACTGCCACGAAGTGGAGGCAACAACGAAGGCGCAGCCGGAATCCTTATGAAGCTGGCTGATATCGAAGACAGGATCTACGAGCAGAAAGCCAAGGCCGATAAATCCATGGTCAATGTGGCAACGATCCTGAATTTTTTACCGGAGGAATCTATGGAGCGCGAGATCTGCGAGCTCCGCCACCTCGATGGTCATGAATGGGGAGAAATCGCAGAGGAAATCCCGATGTCAAAAAGCCAGTGCCACAGAATCCACAAGGCTGCTATGTACGAGCTCCTGGAATTTAACTACGTGAAAGAGCTCGTCACGGAAAACCGGGAATCTTACGAATATTACATCGAGAAAAAAGAGGAAGCCAGATATCGACGCGAAAATAGGGCAAGAAAAAATCCGGAAAAATAAATCCGGAAAAATTCTCCGGAAATTTCTACGCAGAAAAATCCGGAGAAAAAATTCGACTTCGCGAAGCCGGAAAAATAAGCCAGGAAAAAATAAAGCCCCGCATACAGGGGCAAAAAAATCAAGGCTAAAAATTCCGGAAAAATACAAGGCGAAAATCAAGGCCTTTTTTCAGAAGCCTCTCCAGGGAGACCACAATACAGGGCCGGAAAATAAGGCCCAGCCAGACAGCCCACAGGGCAGGCCCATGCACAGGGGCGTACGCAGCCCACCCACACAGGGCAGGCCAGGAGGCCAGGACACCGGGCACACAGCCCACCCACACAGTACAGCGACCAAGGGCACCAGCAGGCAGGGCAGCCCAGGCACCAGGGGCACAGCACACAGGGCAAGCGAGAGAGCGCGGCAGCCACGCACGCAGCACACGCGAGGCACAGCGGCCAGGGCAGCGAGCCAAGGCACAGGCCATGCATCAGATGAAAGATGCGACTCCATGCACCACTTGCATGTGGTATAGTAGTAGCATCGAGGCAGGCGGATGAGAGAGGCGGCCCAGCCGAGAAGCAGAGCGAACTCCCCACGCTCTAAGCAAAGACAACAGCCCTACATCGAAAGAGATCAGCGCAGCAGCTGGTCTCTTTTGCTTTGTCAGTAATGCACAATCGTAGGTACTACTTTTTGTTTATTTTGCCAGCGGGGCGAGGAAGGCCCGATGCTTTCCAGGATATGACCTTAATTTTTTTTCGCATTTCGTTACGCCTAGCCCGGTACATCAAGGAATTTATAACAGATTGGAGGCAGACCGGATGACAACAGAAATGAAAATGGAGACACGAAGCCTGGCCAGCTTGCGCCCGGCGGAATACAACCCAAGAGTCCAGCTGCAGCCAGCCGATCCAGAATATCAGAACATCAAGCGCAGCATTGAGACCTTCGGATACGTGGATCCGATCATCATAAACCAGGACGGAACCATCATCGGAGGCCACCAGCGCTACAACGTTATGAAGGACCTCGGATACACCGAGGCGCAGGTCGTCGTGGTCGATCTGGATAAGAATAATGAGAAGGCGCTCAATATTGCGCTGAACAAAATCACAGGAGAATGGGATGAGATCAAGCTGAAAGACCTGCTGCTCGACCTCGATCTCAATGATTACGATCTGACAGCGACCGGTTTCAGTTCAAAAGAGGTCGAAGACCTCGTGATCCGACTCGACAAGGACGTGGAAGCCGAAGATGACGACTTCGATGCCGACGCAGACTATGAATCCATCGAGGAGCCGGTCACCCAGCGCGGAGACATCTGGATCCTGGGAGACCACAGGCTCATGTGCGGAGATTCCACCGACCTCGGCGACGTCAACAACCTGATGGGCGGCGAGGAAGCAGACCTCGTGATCACGGATCCGCCGTACAACGTCAACTACAAGGACGGATCCATCAAAAACGACAACATGGACGAGGGATCCTTTGAGGATTTCCTTCAGAATGCATTCCTGGCCATGTTCGAGAACATGAAACCAGGAGCCGCAGCGTACATATTCCACGCAGACAGCGAAGGCCTGGCATTCAGGCGTGCATTCAGAGATGCCGGATTCAAGCTGGCAGAGTGTCTGATATGGGAAAAGAACTCCTTCGTGCTCGGCCGCCAGGATTACCAATGGCGCCACGAACCAATCCTCTACGGATGGAAAGAAGGCGCTGCGCATTACTTCATCGACGACCGAAGCCAGGACACAATCCTCCTGGAAGATGAACTCGACCTGGAATCCATGAAGAAAGAAGACCTGATCACATACATCAATCAGATCATCGCCCAGTACAAAGACCAGACGACCGTCCTCTTTGAGAAGAAGCCGACAAAGAACGACGTGCATCCAACAATGAAGCCGGTAAACCTGGTCGGAAGACTGATGCGGAACTCCAGCAAGCCAGGATGGAACGTCCTCGATTTATTCGGAGGCAGCGGATCCACACTCATGGCAGCAGAGCAGATCGGCCGCCGGGCGTTTCTGATGGAGCTTGATGAGAAGTTCTGCGACGTAATCGTCCACCGATGGGAAGAATTCACAGGAAAGAAGGCTGTAAGAGCCGGGAAGTTGGAGGTGAGCCTATGATGAACCAATACGAAATCATGGCCGAAATTTTGCGGGGGGGGTACGCTCAGATGAGTGATGGAGAAGTAAAAGGCAGCTTTTATCGGACAGAGATCATCGCGCAGCTTTTCGGAGTGACCGTCCGCCGCGTGCAGCAGCTCACCCAGGAAGGCATCATATCCACCACCAAGATCCTGGAAGATGGAAAGAGCGTCCGAAGATACGACCTCGTGCCTACGATCCAGGCATATGTCAAATACCTATCAGACAAGGCCTACGGAAAGCAGCACCGTACCGATAAGGAGATCGAACTCAGGGAACAGAAGATGCAGGCCGACATCGCCCTGAAGGAGAGCCAAGGAGAACTGCATAGATTGAAGACCGAGATAGCAGCCGGTCAGTACATCAGCGTAGAAGAAGTAAAACTCGACTACGCTAAATTTTTTGTTGTATTTAAAAAATTCGCTATGAGCATACCGGCCAGGGTAACCGGGATGCTTTCAGGACAGATGGAACCGTCTGAACTGAGGCGATGCGAAAAGGAGATAGCCGCGGAAGTAAACAGACTGCTCGGAGCGTTTGTCATTGCCGGAATAGTGGGACCAGAGGATGTGAAGAAAGATGGCACCCTTAAAGAAGAAAAGAATACAGATTCGTAAATTTCCAGTCACACAATACCAGGCAGACGCACTCAAGCAGCTCTGCCCGCCTGAGAACATAACCGTTTCAGAGTGGGCAGAAAACTACAGAGTCCTAGACTCCAAGACATCCGCCCTCCCAGGACCATGGCGAAATGAAAAGACGCCGTACCTGAAGGAGATCATGGATGAGCTCATCAATTACGACACGGAAAGAATTATCTTCGTAAAACCGACACAGGTCGGAGGAACCGAAGCCCTTCAGAACATGCTCGGATACGTTATCCAGCAGGATCCATCCCCGACCATGATCGTCTACCCAACAGACATCCTGGCCAAGAGTATCAGCGAGAACCGACTGGAACCAATGATCATGGCAACCAGGACGCTGAAATCGCTTTACAACAAAAACGAATCATCGCAGCTGGAGCTGCAATTTGATGGAATGTACCTGTCGCTGGCCGGATCCAACTCGCCATCGTCCCTGGCATCGAAGGCGATCAAGTACCTGTTCTTGGATGAGGTGGACAAATACCCAGGATCATCCAAGAAAGAGTCGGATCCAATCTCACTGGCGATGGAGAGAACCAAGACCTTCCGAAACAGGAAGATCTACATGACGTCAACACCAACTCTGGCCACCGGCCATATTTGGAAAGCACTCATGGATGCGGATATCGAAAAGCATTACTTCATACC